ATTTCCGTTGATGTGCTGTGCGTTTTTATCCATGCTGGTGACATCGTCGATGTTGATGTGCCGCTAGGCGACTTCGATCTTTTCTATGCTTCCGGCGACGTATGGTATGGTTTGAAGTGTTTATTTGGCGACGCTACAGTGTGTTCAAAGTCTACCAGCCTTTTTGACTTCAGCGAAATAGACGGATATGTGAGTGGCTGGACTGTCACGCTCTATCCTGTTTACAACGGAAATATGCAGACAGTCTCCATAGGCATCGATGAATTTTAGATCAAGCGCCACCAGGTTCCCCTGGCGGCGCTCTTTCTATGTCCATCTGCTAGTCTTCCTGCTTTGCCTTCTCGCGCTCTGCGATCACCTGGCTGCCCACGCGCTCGCTGTACGGATTGTTCTTCGCGCTCTTGCTTCCGGTGAACAGCTGCCAGAGCACGGCCCGCATCTCGTTTGTCAGCTGCTGCGGCCCGTCGCCGCCCGGCAGCATAATGCCGCTGTGTCCGTTCAGCGCATCGATGGCGTTCTCAATCTCTTCGCCCTTGTAGCTTCCGTTCCCATCCTCGTCGAACTGCGGCAGGATTTCCTTCAGCTGCACCCACGTTCTTGCCTCGATGCCGTAGCTGTCGGCGATCTCGTATTTCTGCTTTGTCGAGTCCTTCATCACTGCGAGCAGTGCGTCGCGCTGCGCACTGGTTCCATCTACCGCGTCGATGGCTGCCCGCCACTTCTGCACGTCGGATACCGTTTTCTTCCCCTCATCCGGCGTAAGCTCTGCCATACCGAGCGCCACGTCCTTTGCGCTCTGTGCGTCCAGCCCGCCATCAATCGCGTCCAGATACTTGTCCACGGCTCCTGCCAGCTTCAGCTCCAGATAGTCCGCCATCTCTGCGCCGGTTGCCAGCACGTCGTCCGCCTTCTGCGTCGAGGTCTTCACTTCGTAGTCGTCGAATACAGCCGCCTTTGCCTTCTCTCCGGCGTATTCATACAGCCCGCTCAGCATCTTCTCCTGCGTCTCGTCGTCCGCCGCCTGGAACACATCACTCGCGATTAGTTCCTGCAGCCTGCTTCCGACGGCGCCGCTCCATGTCTTGTCGTAGACCTGCTTCTGATAGGCCGAGAGCTTGCGGTCTTCGCCGTCAACGCTGATGCTGCCCGGCGTATCGGACGGAACCGCCTTTGTGAACCCGCTTTCGTAAAGAGACGCGAGCGTTTCGTTCGTCGTCTCATCCGTCTCCACGCGCCGGTTGTGCATGGTATCGCTGATCTTGCGCTCCAGCTCCGCGCCGCGCAGGCCCTTCATCTGGTTTTTGTTCGCCGTGGCCAGCGCATCGTCATAAGCCGCCGCAAGTTCCGGCGAGGCCCAGCGCACCGTGCCGAGCAGATACGCCTCCAGGTTGTTGACCGAGATGCCCGGCAGGTATGTGGCCGCTGCAGCCGCCAGGTCTTTGATGCCGCCGACAATGTCACCGCTGTGCCGGTGCAGGTATTCGCCCAGGCTTCCGCCGTTCTTCACGACGTCCGCTGCGTCCTTCAGCACATCCAGACCGTTCTGCCCCTGCTCCACGATGGTCTCCACAACGTCGGACAGCTGCTCCAGGCCCGGCGTGTCGATGCCGTACCACTTGTCGCCCGTAATGATGTTGCCGATGACGTCCGCAAGTTCTTCTCCGTAGGTGACGATACCAGCCAGGTCTCCCACCAGCCCCAGCGCCATTTCCTTTGCCACGCTTCCGGCTGTGAGATTCCCGTCCTCGTCGCGGTATGCCTTGCCCTTGCGTTTCCAGAGGTTCATCAAGAACTCGATACCCTGCGCCCAGATGTAGCCGCCGACGGCTGCCAGGAACGCAACGCCCAGCCCGCGCTTGGCCTTGTTGTAATTCTCTGTGTCTCCGATTCGCTTGTAGTATTCCGCCTCACCGGCACGCTGCCGCAGCGCATTGTAGGTCTGCGAGCTGTCCGACTTGAACATCGTAAACGCCCGCGTCACCGGATTCTTGCTCTTGCGCAGCGCGCCCTGGTGCATCTCGTCCGAGGTGGACTGACTTCTCGCCACCGCTTCGTTAAATACTTCTGCAACCTTCTGATAGAACGGGCTGCTTCCGCTGTCGATCTGCTCCTGGCTTCCGGTCTCCAGCTCCGGGAACTCAGCTCGTACCTTGTTTTCCGCCCACGGCCACAGCACGCTCGCGGCCCAGCCGTCCATGGCGGTGATCGCTCCGCCGCCGAAGATAAAGTTCGTGAACTTGTTTGTCTGTGTCCAGTTCGGATTTTCCTTCAGCTGCTTGGTCTCCGGCGTGGAATAGCCCAGCGTTCTCCAGTCCAGCTCCTGCGTGTACTTCTCAATCAGGCTCCGGTCGATGCGCTTTACCTGTCCCGGCGACGGGAAGTTCTTGAAGTCCAGCCACGCACCCGCCAGTGGAATCGAACCCAGCTGCTTAAATACGATGGATGGGTTTGCCCCGAACACGGCGCCGATGTAATTGCTGAAGACTTTTTCTGCGCCCATGCTCACGCTGTCGTGTGTGCTTGCCGTGCCGCCCTGCAGCGTCTGCACCAGGTCTTGAATGTACTTCAGACTCTCATCGCCCCAGTCGTGGGTGATGATATCCGACATGGAGTTTTCCCGCTCGCGCCAGTTTAGCAGCGTCTGCCAGTTCCGGGCTGGAATTGCCATGCCCACGAACCGTGCCGTCTGCTCCACATGGCGCTCAAAAGCATCGAAGGCGCCGATGTTATAGCTCGGATTCTTGGAGAATTGGCGGCTCTTCAGATTGCCGACGCCTTCCGCCGTCGCGTCGTAGACGCCCAGCTCGCTCTTGGTGTAGTTTGAGTTGGTGTAGATCGGCGTATAATTTTTGCTCACAGCCTTGTCGTACCCGTAGAGAATGTTGGAAACGCGGTTGATCTCCTTCTTGGCAAACACGTTGTAGTATTGCTCCAGTGCCTGTGCAAGCTCCTGCTCTTCCGGTGTTAAGCTGCCGACGATCGCCTTCACGGTTTCCGGTGCCATGCGCACGGTCTTGCCTTGGGCGAAGGCCTCGCGACGCTTGCCCTGGCTGTAGAGCGTTTTGTCGGCAAAAGTACGGCCGCCTTCCATGTGCCGCAGGTTCTCCGTGCTCTTGCTCTCCAGGTACATGTGCACCTTCTGCGTCGGCGTCATCCATACCGTGATCGTGTCCCCGAACTTCGGCGGCTTGCCGACCTCCAGAGCGCCGACCAGCTGCGGAATCTTCACCTCATACCAGATGCCGTCGTCTCCCTGACCGTCTGCCTTCTTGGCCCAGTCTTCATGCTCCGTCAAGAACTCACGCAGCTGCTTTGTGGCGCTTACCGTGTAGTCGCGGATGTCCCGCTCGCCCTTCTCCAGCTGCTTGGCCATGGAGTACCACGCGCTGTTCGGGTTCCAGCCTGCCATGCGCTGCATCACGTTCATCGGAGAGAGCTGTTCCTGGTTGAACAGGCTGTCCAGCTTCTTTCCCTGGCGCGCCGCTTCGCCTGCCTTCGTCTGTGCGCCAAAGTCCAGCTCTTTCTTGCTGTCCGTGTAGACCTCTGCGAACAGCCGGTTCATGTCGTCGTTGATGACGTTGTTCCGGTTGTAGAACTCCGTCCGCAGTCCGACGGCTGCCTTATACAAATCCTGCAGCGCGTTCAAATCCATGTCCGCGATCTTCTTGTTGTCCAGGCGGTGAACGATCTTCTCCAGCTCTTTCGACGGCAGGAAGTTCGGGTCGTTTGCCTGTGCGTCCTTATACATCTCGGCCAGGTCTTTCCACGTCGCGTCGTACTTCTTGGAGTAGCGCATCTCGTTGGCTGCGCTCACTGCGTAGATGTCCAGGTCTCCGAGCACCTCGTCCCAGGTTCCCTGCAGTTCCTCCGGTGCCCGGTACTGGTTCTTGGCCAGCCACTGTAGCGCCTTCAGCGTCTTCTTCTGCTGCTCCTTCAGCTCGCGGTATTCCCGCTGCCGCTGGCTCATCTCCTTGCGCTGCTGCCTCTCCTTCGCGCGGCTGAGTGCTTCGCGCTGCCGGGCGGCTGCCGACTTCTCCCGCTCCTGCGCGATCTTCACTCCGGTTCTGTCTCGCAGATGAACCTCCAGCTTTGCTGTCCGCGTGAACGTGCGCAGTGCTTCGTCCATCTGTCGCTCGATATTGTCCAGGACTTCGTCTTCCGAAACATATTCCTGCCCGGCCAAAAGCGCAGTGTACTGCGCCAGGCTCATGTTCTGGCTCTTGCCTTCTTCCGCCGTCTGCACAATGTTCTCCAGAATCTCCCGGCTGTCCAGATCGTCCGCATGGAACATCCCTGGCAGAGTGTCTGCAAGCTCTGCGTTGACCATGTCGATACCAGCTGCGCTCGTATCGTTTACCAGCATAACGCCTGCTGCAAATGCCTTCTTCCGGAAATAGCCCCAGTCGTCTCCGAACTCATGCTTCACGCTCTCCGGCACATAGATGCGACGCCCCGCAATCTCCGACCGTGCCTGCTGCAGATACTCATCCGCTGCCACTTCCATGACGCCTTCTGCATACATCCGGTCGAAGAAGGCGTCCCGGTCTTCCTGCGTCAGTTCGCCGTTCTTGAGCATCCGGTCTGCCAGAGTGTCAATGATCTGGTTGATCTCTGCCCGCCGCCCTTCCGGAATGGAGAAGATGCCCTGCATATCCTGCCGCAGATTCCGCTTTGCAATGATTGGCAGGCTTTCGGCCACCGGCTTCGTCTCATTCTTCTTGCGTGGTTTCTTCTCCTTCTGCTCTGGCTCTGCCGGTTTGTTCTCCGGCGCCTGCTCGATTTCGCTGCCGGTTTCCGCCTGCGGTTCATCCACGGAAAAGCGCATACCCTTCAGACTTCTGGCAATCTCCATGCGCTGCTCGTCGTTCCCGGCCTCGTACTCGATAACGTTCAGGCCCGCCGCCTTCATTTTCTCCAGCCGTTCCGGCGGGCAATCATCCGGCGCAATGCAGACCGGCTCGTCGAATGTGACCACGCGCTGCGGCTTTGCCTCGAAATATCCCGTCGGCATTTCTGCCGCCTGGCGGTACATACCGGCAATCTCCGTGGCAAGCCCGCCGTCGATGTCATACCCCTGCCTGCTGAAGGCCTGCTGGATGCGCATAGCGTCCTGCCCGGCGTTCTCCATGAGCAGGCCCGCGATCTCATCCATGTCATAGCTTCCGGCCGTCTTCTGCACATCTGCAACGATGCCCTCGATGCGCTTGTCCAGCTCCTGCAGCAGCTGGTTATATTCTTCTTCCGGCATATTCTGCAGGCGGCCCTCGTCTGCATGGATGGCGTCCACGCTTTTGTATTGTGGCGTCGCCACAGATAAGATTCCCTTTGCGCCCACACCCCAGTAGCTCTCGCCCCTGGCGCTTGCCTGGTTCATTGCTTTTACGATGTTCTCCGCCGTGTACGCGCCGTGCGTTTCTCGGAAGCTCCTGCGCTTGCCGGAAGCCGTGAAGCGTTCCTTCCCATTGTAGATGCCCGGCTCGCCCAGCACGCCGCGAAGCTGCCCGCGTACCCATGCCTCGACATCTGCATCGTCCACTGCCTCGCGGAGCTTATCCTGCGTGGCATAGCGGTCTACGCCGTCGCGTGTCTGGCCGCCATCTTCATAAAGCGCTTCTGCGTTCCGGATGAAATCCTCTACACGTGCGTCGCTGATCTTGTCCCGCTGCCGTGCAACGCGCGTCTCGCGCAGCTCCGGCCTGCGGTTCAGCGCGTACTCGTGGTCTGCAATCCAGGCGTCCATGATGCTCTCGCGTGCCGTCTCCAGTTCTGCCGCTGTCAACCGCTCGCCGGTCTCCAGCTTCACATACAGCTGTGCCAGCTCCTGTGCGCCGATTTTCTCTGTATAGTCCTGCAACGCCAGGTTGCCGAAGCTGTCCCAGACTTTTTCCTTCAGTACAGGCTCGATGTCTTTCCCTTGTTCTGCAAGATATGCAGCCCGCACCGTGTCGTCTCTGGAAATCCGCTTGGCAAGCTCCGCTTCGTCCATCGTGGACACTTCGCCCACGTGACCGCTGATGACGCTGCCACGGGAGAAGATACCACCCGCCACCTGGTTCGCCAGCTGCGCGATCTTCTGCTCTGCTGCGCTGCTGGCCTCGTAGTTCACCTCCCGCTCGACGATTGCGTTTGCTGCCGTCGGCGTCCAGGCGTCTGCTCCGTAGACCTTGTTGCGCCGGTCTGCCTGCGGGTCGATGCTCTGGCGAGGGAAGACCAGCGTATAGTCTCCGTATTGCGTATGCCCCTGGCTCGCCTTCACAATAGCGACCGACGGCGACGGGATAGCGCCGAGCTGCAGCATACTGTCCATCTTCTTGCCGTCCAGATTGTGAATGGCCATCAAGTCCTGCGTCTGCTCAACCGGCTCGTCCATAGAGAACCGGGCCTTGACAGGCAGCCGCTTCTCTGCTACACTGGCCTCAGAAGCATCTGTGGGCACCCTAACAGGGCGGTTTTCCGCTTTAGCTGTACCATTCTGGTACTGACGGGGAGGCGCAGGTGCTTTCTTTTCGTTCTCATTCAGCTGGATGGAGTACACAAACTCTCCATCCGGCTTTTTCCGTACATTTGCCAGCAGGTCATAGACCCGTCCGTCGATTTGCACAGTCTTCACGAAATATTCCCAACCTGTAAGTCCCTGGTGCGCTTCGGATGTTTTGCCCTGTTCTTTGCCGCTTCCGCTGTTCTCTGCGTTTTCGACCAGATCAAAAATGTTCCCGTCCGCTCCTGTGTTGATCTTCGCCTTCCAGCCTCTTGGCGAAGACTTCTTATCGCCGTAGACGTTCTTCCGCAAATCATTCTCATCGAATGTCGCGTAATAGACTTCACCATCTCGCGCTGTGAACTTCGCTGTGCGGCCTGCGTATTCATTCCGCATGATGTCCATAAAGGCTTCCATGCGCTTCTTGTACGGCAGCTTGCGGACGGCCTCGCTGGTTTCATACACTTCAGTCCCGTCGTCCGTCTTTCCGACGTAATCCAGACTGTCGCTCAGATCGGCATAGACCGTGTTCTCATCAGCTCTGGCTGGCGGCGTCGCGCGGCGCTGCTCCGGTGTCAGGCCCCGGCGGCTGGCTGCGTCTCGCGCTTCAATCTCGCCTGCGGTATTGCGGTAAAGATCGTAGCTGTCCATCCCCACGCCGTTCTGAATGTCAATGATACTGTCTTCCAGCTCTCCGATCTTCGCTTCAATGGCGTCGTCTTCCGCCGTCCACCGGTTCAAATCCCACGGCAGCTGTTCTTCCAGCCTGGCAATCTCTTCCCGGATGTCCGCAATTCTCGCTTCTTTCGCCTCGTCCCGGTGCTGCTGCCAATACTCCGGCGATGCGCCGCTTGCAAATCCTTCTGCCTTCTGAATGGCGTGCTGGATTTCGTGGATGATCGTCGCCTCTGGTGCCGAGCGCAGCTTGCTGTCCAGCGCGATCTTGTTCTCGCTTGGAGAGAAATAGCCCTGCGTATTGCCCGGCAGCTCCTTGAACTCTACACGCACGTTGCGCAGCTGCGGGTACGCCTGGAACAGTTCCTCGTGATCGATGACGTCCTCAAGCGTGGCATTCCCGCTTTCCACGCGCTCGCTCAGTCTCCCGTACTCTCGGCCCCAGGTCTTGTCCAGCTCCTGAAGGCGCTCCTGGTCTTCCGGCTTCCACGCTTCTGCAGAACCGGTGAGCATCTTGTCCACGAGCTTCTGATATTCCGCATAGTCCGGATGGTTCCGGCTGAAGGCTGCGTCTCCGCCGCGATGATACTTCATCTTGCTGTCGTCGATCTCGAAACGCAGCTTTCCTTCCATGCCGGTGTGCCAGCCGGTTTCCTTTCGCACGCGCTCATCGTCTTCGCCCTGCATCTGAAGCTCCTGTGCGCGGGCGAGTGTCTTCTGATCTGCTGTGTTTGCGTTCACGCCGCCGTAGCTGTAGCGCTCTGGCGGCCCAGTCCTGCGCTGTGTCGCCGCTGCTGTCTCGCTGCCCGGCGTGGTGACCTTCCGCTCCTGCAGAACCGCCTGCGCCTCGCTGCGGTACTTTTCGGCGTGGGCGCCGAAGAAGTTGATTCCCGCGTAAGCGTCCGCGCAGATTTCCTCTTTGACGATGCCGTAAGCCTCGGCTACTTCCTGTCCGGATGCGTGCTCCGGCAGATCATATACGCCGCGCAGGTTCTTCAGATACTTCTCGACCACTGCGTCAAATTCTTCCCGGCTGTACTGTTCTACGATGGCCCGCTCGATCTGCCGCACAAGCCCCGGATTGTTGGCCGCGTAATCATGGAACGCCTCGTGGTCTGCGATCTGATCGATGTTCAGATAGCGGTGGTCTGCCTGGACGATGATGCCGTTTTCTGTGTAGACGCCGCGTGCCGCGCTTACCGAGCCATCTGCCTGGCGGATGCGGATGGAGCCAAGCACATACGTCACCGGTTTCCCGGTCTCATAGGAAATGCGCTGCGCCGTCCGCTGCATCTGCGCATCCCAGTGAGATTCCGGCATGACCTGAATCTCGCGTTCCTCCGTTCCGTTCGGCAGGCCCAGGCTCTGGCTGCTTACTTTTTCGAGCCGTAGAGTTCGTCCAAGATTCTCTCTTTCAACAGCTGTTCTGCCCTGGTTAAAGGCGCGTTGTGGTCTGCCTTCTGCCAGGATTCCACTCTGTCCGCCGGTACTCTCACCGAGAATCCGTCCGCCGTCTCCATCAGGTAGCTGCTCGCTCTGCTGTTCTGTGCCTGGCTGCTGCCCGGCTGGAAGCTGTTCTGTGCCATTGTTCATTCCTCCTTCATGCGTTGTGGCTTCATTCTGTACGCCGGGCTGCTGGCTCCCTGGCACCTGCTGCGCGGCAGTGTTGACCGGCTGCTGATTTTGTGCCTGCACGTTTCCGGACACGACCGCTTCGATGTCCGCGTCCGTCATCTGCCGCATGACGTTCTGCACTTCCGGGAAAGAAAGCAGCTTGCCAAGAACTTCGCCATCTGTGATCTGCCCGCGATAGAGCGCCTCAATGCCGCGTGCCATCGACTGTGCGCGTTTTCCGCTCACGCCCATGGTCTCCAGGCGTTCCAGCGGTGTGGCAGTCTGTTCGGTCTGCACCTGCTGCGGCGTCGGCAGCCCAGCTTCCTGCTGCGTGCTCTGTTCCAACTGCTGCGGCTGCACGGCTGCGGCCTGCGCCGCCGTCGGAAGACTTGGCTGCTGTGCCTGCTGGTTTTGTTCCGCTGCCTGCACTGCAATCTGCGCAGCCGCTGCCGCTGCGTTCCCATTTTGCAGAGCCTGCCCGCTCTCCGGCGGCTGTGTGTTCTGCGTTCCAGCCTGTGCCTGCTGCAGTCCCTGCTGGATGGCGGCCTGCAGCTCCTGCTCCACCTGCTTCTGCATCTGCGGGTCTGTCGGTGTCGTTGGCAGGTCTGCCGCCGTTGGCAGCTGGCCCGTGCTTCCGCCGCCCGGCAGCATGACATTCGGTGTCTGCATGGCGCTGGACGCTGCGGTGTACCCATTGACATACGCCCGCATCGCCTCATCGATAAGATCGAGCGTTTCGTTCAGATTGTCCACGGCCTTCTGCTGGCCCGCAATATAATAGCTGTTGACGCTTTCACGCAGGCTCTGCGTCTGCTGCATGATGAACTGCGCCCGCTGCGCCTTTGCTTCCGGCGTCATATTTTCCGTTCCGGCCGTCATTGCGCGGTATCCCTGCTCAATGGCCTGGTATGCCTGGTTCATCTGCGCCTTCTGCTGCTGTGTCGTCTGGTAGCCGCTGATTGCACTGCTCAGCACAGAGAACGCAAACGCCGTCACGAGGTTTGTGGCGATCTCTTCTTTCGTCGGCTTTTCATCTGCCGCAAGATAGCCGACTGCCTGGTTCACGCTCGCGTTCGTCACGCCGCTTGCCGTCTGCCGCAAAAACTCCATGAACGGCGTCATCTTATGCGTATCACGCAGCACGTTGGCAAGGCCTGTTCCTACCAGTCCGCCTGCCAAATTGCCAGCCATGCCCTGTGCGCCGCTGATCGCAATGTGCTTGAGATAATCTTCCGTGCTCATGTCGCCCATGGCGGCTGCGCCTGCATTGTGTACGGCATCAGCTCCGGCAAAGCTCAGCGCTCCCGCCGCCACCTTGAAGCCGAGGCTGCCGGTGTTCATTCCTGCTGCCGCAAGCCCAGTGCCCGCCGCTTCTCCGATGCCGGACATCAGCGCCAGACTTCCCGCGATCTTCGCGCCGCCCGCGAGCACCGGATGCTCTGCCTGCGCCCGCTGCGCGTTTTCCATCTGCCGGTGATACTCATCCTCGTTCGCGCCGAGCGCTTTTCCGACTGCAGCCGCAGCCGATGTCACACCCAGTCCCTCCTGCAGCCCGCTCGCAACCGCCGTCTGCTTGGAGTACAGTCTTGTGTAAAGAACATCGTAAATCTGCTGCCACTGCTTTGCCGCCTCTGTGTCACCCTTGCGCATCGCTTCCTGATACGGTGCAAAGGCCGTCACATTCTGCTCATAGCCTAGAAGCCCGCCGAACCCGCTCTGCGTGCCGATGATCTCTTCTGCCTCCTGCTTCTGGCGTTTCGTCCAGGTTCCCGGAACGCTTGCCAGCGCAATGAGCCGGTCTTTATATCGTCCCACATTTTTCGCGGTGTACGTCTCCGGCCGCTTCGTGCCCTGCATCTGGCTCTCGCTCTCCTGGCGGTCGATCTCGTCCTGCAGCTCCTGGATGCGCCGGTCTGTTTCGCTCTGCGCAGCGTCTGCCTGGAAGGTTGGCAGCGTCGAATCGCTGGCTTTGCCCAGCATGGAAAGGATGCCTGGCTGCTGCGCCTGCTCCTGCTTCTTCTGGCTCTCCAAGATGGCGAGCGTCCGTTTCATACCCTGCAGCTGATCGTGCGCCACCGCTTCGTCCAGCGCCTGCTCGCGCTGCGTGGTGTAGTAATAATCCTGCGCATCATGCAGCTTTTCTGCGTAGCTGTTCGCAGCATCCACTGTGTCGAATACGCCCAGGAACTCCCCGGTGTCGTAGAAGCGCTGCAGAATTTCGTCTCCGTCGCTGCTGCGGTATGCCTTCCCGTCTTTCATCCAGACCGACGGAAGCAGCACCTCCTTGCCCTGAATGTTGAAGCTCGTGCTGTCCACGGTCGAGATGCTGCCGTCGGCGTTCCGATACTGCGGCCGGTTGTAAAGGTCGATGTTGCCCACGCCATACTGGCCGATCTCCTGGTTGTATCGTTCCTTCTGCCGCTGAGAAGTTGGAGCCGGTGCGCCGAGTCCTGCAATGCTGGCAGGCGTTGCCGTCCGGTCGAATCCGCTTCTCTCGCTCTGATGGGCCTTCTGCTCCTGCGCCTGGCGGCGCTGCTGTGCGGCGCTCTGCGCCTGGCGGATGAAGTCCTGCTTATTGAGGACGCCACCGGCCTCCTGGCCGGTGGTCTGTTCCCAGTTGCTCTGCTGCTTGTCCGCTTTGTTCAGGAAAGATTTCTTGGAAATAACGCTCATACTTTCCTCCTTACTTGTACTTCACGGAGTCGTCAATCTTGATTCCGCTCACCTCGTAAATCCGTTTCGCCACGTCAGACCACTGCTGCTTCGACATCTGCCCGCGTGCGCCGACGGCCACATCATAGGCCCTGTCATAGTTGCCCTGGCCGAGCAGTGTCGAGATCGTCCGCTGTACGCCGTTATACGAATCTCTCGCCATGGCCACGTTGCCGCTGTAGCTGCCGCCGCCGTTGATCTTCGAGCCTCCAGCGCTTCCGGAGCCGGAACCGCCGCCACTGCTTCTAGCGCCCTTGGCCGCCAGCGCTGCCTCGTATGCAGATGTGTCGATGCCCAGCTTCCGGAGATACGAATAGTCGCCGTACTGTGCAGCCAGCTGTGCCTTCTCCAGTGCCTCGCCGCGAAGTCCCGTCTGCTGGTTGATCTCGTCAAGCAGGTTCTGGTAGTTGAAGCTGCGGTCTGTGTTGTACTGGTTCAGCTCGTTCAGATACTTCGTGTAGTCCAGCTGCTCCAGTGCGCTCGCCGTCTGCACGTCGTTTGCAATCCGGCTGTAAGCATCTGCCCATGTCTGGTAATCGAAGTTCCGGTTCGTGTTGTACTGCTGCAGCTCGTTGAGATACTTGTCATAGTCCGACTGCTCTGCGCCCTGCACGGCGCCCAGATCGCTGAGCTTCATGTTGTAGTCGTTCATGTACTGGTTGTAGGCCAGCTGGTAAAGCTCCGGAATCTTGTCTGTCATCTGCGCCGCATAGTAGTCTCCGGCCTGCGCCGCTGCCGTCGCTGCATAGCTCGACGGGATGCCGCCGGACGCTGCTGCCGCTGCGCCGATGGCGTTCTGCTGTGCGCGGTCTCCCTCGCGGGTGTACTGCTTGCGGTACTGGCTGTAGAGCTGATCGCGCTCCGGGTCATAGCTGAACGCTTCGCGGTTCAGAATTTGTTTTAGCAAATCCTGAATGGTCTCGTCGTACCGGTTCGTGTATTCCGGCTGTGCGACGTCGTAGGAATAGTCGCCATAGTTCAGCTGCTTGTTCAGAAGATCGTCCACAAGCCCCGTGCGGTTCGAAGAGTATGTCGGCTTTGCATCCTGCTGGAAGCTGTTCGGGGAAAGTGGGTCGAGGTAGAACTGTGAACCCGCTCCGCCGCCCGTGTAGTTTCCGTAGCTGCTGCGGATGCCTTCCGCGCCTAGGTTTGCCAGTGCCCGCTGCTCCGGCGTCGTGGCGTTGTGGTAGTCGCGCTTGTATTTCAGGATGCTCATTCCCGCATCCGGATTCTGCTGTGCCAGCTTCAGATCGGCCGACGAGAACTCGCTGCCGAGTCCGGAGTTCGTCAGCTCCCGCTGAAACTCATCGTATGTAAATCTCTGTGCCATTGTCGTCTCCTTTCATGGTTACAGTTCGCTTCCCGTGTAGACCTCGCGCACCAGCGAATACAGTCTGCACCCGCCGCTGCCCGTCATCCGGATACGGAAGTGATCGCACCGGCGCGGCACAATCGGCAGATAGAAGCTGCGTTTCTTTTCTGCCTGCAGCGTCTTCACCTCGCGCCAAACGCCGTCTGAGTCGAACTGCATCTCGATCTTCACGCTGGCCCCTTCGTCCAGCTCCAGCCGAACCAACAGCTTCCCGATGCCCTTCTTCTGCGGAATCGGCACCGATGCCGAGGAGTATGTCGTGTACTCGTAGAAGTCCGCCCACTCCGTCATCCAGGAGACCTCTGTCTCCCGAACCGCCGCGGCTGGCGCCGTCCTGGCATTTCCGTTCAGCAAAAGCCTTCCGTCTGCAGCCAGGAAATACAGCTCCCCGTTCCAGCCCCAGCCGACAACCTCCAGCGCATCTTCCTGGTGCCACAGGCCCCGCAATGTGTCATACACAAAAAGATGCCAGGCGCCCGCCGTGTCCTTCATCGAGACGTAATACTTCGTCCCGTCGCTGCCGCCCACGGCGTTCCGGAACCGCTGCGTGCCGAACGCCGCGCCCACCTGCTGCGGGATGCCGCCGGAGTAGGCGACAATGCCCGTGCGGGCCAGATAGAAAAGCGTCTCTCCGGCAATGGCGATGGACGCATCGCTGCCAGCCTCCACGCCCAATGAAGCGCTGCCCATCACCTGAAAGTTCGACGGCTTGTCTCCGTAGACCTTGTAGATGTGCTCTTCTTTGAAAAAGCACGGATAACCCAGGTAGCTGCAGCACGCCGTGAAGTCTCCCGCGCTGCCGACATTTACGCTGTAGCTGTCCGTGGCCACGCCGTCAAATACATTCCAGTTGAAGATGTCTCCGAGTTTGCTGGCGTAGATTGTGTCTTCCTTGCAGCCCCAGAGCCTGTTCTCATTCTCACATAGAAAGTCCATATCCGGCACGGTTCTCTTGATGGTCAAGGTCTCGGTGTCCCCGCCGCTTCCGATCGTGAAGGTGTTTTCGTAGAAGCGGAGGTAGTCGCCGTCGATTTCCCGGATGATCGGCGTTTTGTTGTTGCTCTCATGCTTCACTGCGCCGGAGATCGTCACCGCGTCTCCGACCTTGAAGATAGAATCCCATGCCGCACCGGACGCATAGATCGTGTTGGCCTTTGCGTCCTCGCCTGCGTAGGTTCCGTCCTGAATCTTTGCGCTGCCGGTGAAGCTCGCTTCCATCGTGCCGAACTCGTCCGCCAGGCAGTTATAATACTTCTTGTCCGGCAGGATGATGATGTACGCGCCCAGGCTCGCGAACTTCTTTCTCCCGTTCGTGACGGTTCCCTTGAGCGTTCCGTCTGCGTAGAACCCCGTTCCGTCCACCCAGTACAGCCCGTCGTGTGCGTAGAACCCGTTCGGTTTTGTGAGTGTGCGTACCTTCCAACGCGGGCGCCTGGGTGCGAGCAGGGGATAGAAGTCGCTCGTCATGTTTTTCATGTCCCAGATGTCGCCGTTGTCTGCGCCGAGCGTGTGGTTGTACCCGCCGAACTTCGTCTGCTTGTATTTCTGGATACCGTCCTGGTTTGCCATTGGCGGCAGTCCGATCATGCGCCGTCACCTCCGAACCGGATGAACCCCTCCAGCGCTTCCAGATGGATGGGCTTGATCTTCTGCGGCTCCGGAAGCGCCGCCGGTTTCCAGTCGATCTCCGTCTCGACATTGGCCAGCTCAAACCGTCGCGTGTTATATTCCGGTGCGTCTGCCGGGTCTTTGAAGAGGAAGGTGCCGCGCTCCGTGAAGGCAACGTTTCCTTTCTCGTCGAGCTGCCCGAACTCCTGCGTCAGCTTATTCTCTTCGCGGATATAGAAGTCCACAGAGGGCTGCAAGGCCCGCCGCAGTCTTGCCAGCGTGAAGGCCGTCTTGTAGTCCCATTCCATCTGCGAAAGATAGTTCACCGCCATGCAGGCGTTGACGCATCGGATGAGTGTTGTTTTCATGCTGTGCTCCTTTCAGCTCGTGCTCAGCGGCGAATCGTTGATGTAGACCGTACCGTAGAATTTGATATTCCCGCCCGACGAGATCGTCACGCCGCTGTCGCCGTAGATGTAAATATTTTCGTCCGCCTCGATGGAGATGCCGCCTGCCGACTGCAGCTTCATGGCGAACGACACGCCGCGAATGTAGTTCGTGTAGATGAACATTCTGTACCGGTTTTCATACTGGCTGCCTGCTCCGTTGGCGTCCAGCCGGATGCCGCCTGCGGTGTAGCTGCTGTTCATATAGCAGAACTCGATCTCACCGCCCCAGATGCCGTTCGCCTGCAGGATGCTTCGGAAGGTGCTGCCCTCGATGGTGCAGCCGTAGATGTCGATGGCGTCGATCGTGCCGGTCGTGATGTTGCTGCCGTTGATCGTTGTCTGTCCTGCGGTGGACAGGTCTGAGAACGTGACCATGCCGCTGAAGCTGATCGACTTGCTGGACACCACCACGCCGTCGCGCATGAGCTTGATCGTGCTGCTGCTTTCTCCGTTGGAGACCGACAGCGTGATGCTGTTGACCGTCTGTGTCAGAGACGATACGCTGCCGTCCAGCGTCGTGATTCTGCTCTGCAGCGCTGTCGCCGTCTGCTGCAGCGACGAAACATCTCCTTCTGCGTTCGTGATGCGCGTCGTCAGGCTGTTGGCCGTCGCAGTTAGAGACGTGATGTTTCCTTCTGCATCTTCCAGCCTCGCACCCAGGCCCTCTGCCGTGACCTGCAGCGCAAGAATCTGCTTCTCGTCATTTTCTAGCTGCACATATACCGGCTCCGTGATGATGTTCACGATCTCATATAGAGATAGCTCGTGATCTGCTCGATCTTGTCCTTGTCGGACGTTTCTTTCGTGAACTGTGGAAACCCCGTGTCCGCGCTCAAAATATTGGATGGCACCGTATCGCCTCCTTATAGCGTTTTCGGGAAGGGCCGTCTCCGGCCCCTCCCGTGCGTCTCACGCCAGGCCCGCGAGTTTTGCGAACCGGTACAGTACCGTCACAAACTGTTCTCGCGTCATCATGTCCTGCCACATATAGTTCGGCTCGCCGTCTTCCAGCGTGCCGCCGCCGAGCACGATGCCCTTTTCCGTGGCCCACTGCCGGGCCTCTTCGCTGTACTGGCTGCAGTCATTGTCCTGCAGGTCTTTGCGCATCTGTCCGAAAAGCTCTGTGAATCTATCCTTGTCCATGTTCTCGTCCTCCATTTCTCCGTCGTCCAATGCCATTACCGTGTGTCCCTGGGATACCAGGATGTCGCCGCGCCGCAGCCAGCGGTCGTCCGTTAAAAACTTCTTCCCGCTCAGCATCTCGAACTGTCCGGTCGTCGGCCAGTCGTGCAGCATACAGTAGGTCGTGCAGCTGTTGCCCTGGCGCCTGAAGAGTTTCTTCAGCTCCGTCGCGCCTGCTGAGATCGCGCACAGCATCATAAATGCCGAGCAGTCTGTCTCAACCGGCTTGTTGATCTTGCCGAGCGCAAAGTCTACTGCCTCCGCAGCGACGTATGCCGTGTTGCGCCCGTCCATGTCATAGCCGATGTTCCGGTTCCGTACGCCGTCTTCGCAGGCCTGCGCCGCCCGCTCCGACATGGCCGGGTCTTTGAACCGAAGAATCCCCAGCCAGTTTCCGTTGTACCAGTACGAAAAATTCAGCTCCCGGCCCGTCTGATTGCCAGGCTTCTGCCCGCGGCCGCCGGTCTCTCCGAGGCTTGCCTGGCCGATGCGGATGCTCACTGCGCGTCACCTCCTGCCGGAAGCAGCCCTTTTTTAAGATCATATACCGCCGCTTCGATCATGGCGTCCAGGCGCGTCTCGTCGAGCGTGACGCCGTGTTCCGCCAGCCAGTTGATGACGTATGCCTTCTTCTCCTGGCCGCGCCCGGAGCCGACATAAATCTGCTCCGCTGCGCTAACCGCAATGCGCACCCAGGCGTTGATCTCCGTCTGCTGCTGCGCTGTGGTTTTCGAGCGGATGTACGGGATGACGATGGCGGTAATGACCGCCGCAATGAGCGCGAATACTGTTTCGATGATGGGTGTAATGTTCATGGTGATCTCCTTTCAGATTTCTTGATCGGTTTCTTCTGCTTCCTTTTTCCCGACTGCCCCGAAGCCCTTCCGCTTTTCAAACAGACTCTTCAGGCAGTACAGAGCGACAACGCCGACGATCTCCGTCACGGCCGTCTGGCTCAGCTTCTCGGCGATGGACTCTTTTCCGAGGTATGCCAGGATGTAGCTACACCACACCCAGCCCACGCCGTTTCCCAGGCAGAACCAAAGCGCCCGCTTTGTGGTCGTCTTTAAGCTGGTGCGTTTCTGCTGCTTCATGTTCCGTGCTCCAAATCGTCGATGCGATGGTTTGCAACCTTCAGCTTTTCCTCAAAGACCGCCGCCTCCTCTTCCAGATGGTAGGTGCGCTCCACCAAACCGTTGTGCTTCGCTACTTTCTTCTCCAGCTGTTCCAGCCGGTATGCAATGAGCGCTGCGCTTTTCCGGTTCGCCAGGTATGTCCCGATGAGCGTACCGGCAAGGCTCAGCACGGCCACCACGATGGTCTCCGTCATGCCGTCGCCTCCGTCCATCCATACGCACCCGGCTCCCACGTGTTCGCGTCCACATCGCTCGTCCAGTGTTTGCCGTTGTGGCTCACCTTTGCGCCCTTGGCGTAGGCATCTGTGCTGCCCACCGGCTGGCTCCACTCCGGCCATTCCTCTGCCGGGTCAGAGATGCCCACCCACAGCGACGGGCTGTCCTCCGGTTTCCAGTCCGCCTGCGAGGTGTGCGCCTTCAGGCATTTGTAGAGCTTGCCGCTGCGCTCCCTGATCTGCCCCGCAGTGTAGGCCACCGGGTATTCCCATGGGCTGAACAGCTCCGCGTGTTCACCGGCCGTCACGCCGTCGATACTTCCGTTCTCAGCCAGTGTGACAAATGCGATGGCGCTTGCCGCCTGGTTTTCCTGCAGGAATGTTCCGGTGTCACGTTTTACCAGGATGATCTGCGACAGCAGCATGGGCGTTCCGCCCACGGCCACGCCTTCGGCCTCATCCTCTCCGCATAGCAGCCAGAACCCGTCCGGATGCCTGCGGATATAATCAGGGGCTTCCGTCAGCGCAATCACGCCCCCGTCCTTCCGAATTTCGTACATTGATGGTCTCCTTTCTCCCTGAACAGCTTTCGATACAGCTTGTCCGTCTTCCGCAGCACCTTCCAGCTGTTTCCCCGTCGCATGTGGCCCTTCCAGCTCTCATACGACGTGCGCACGTCTTCTTCCGTCATGCGTCCGTCGTCTACCCACCGCCGGAACTTCCGCAGCTTCTGCCGCATCTTTCTGGTGCTTTTGCGCTGCACCTTCCGAATGACGCCGCCGGTCTGCGTCAGCTTGAACTTCGTCTTCAGAAACCGCACGCCCTGCCTGATCGGCAGGATGCGCGTTTTCTTCTCGCTCAGCTGCAGCCCGATACCGGCGCAGTATTGCCGGATGCGTGCGGCGCATTCCTCCAGATACCGGACGTCCTCGCAGATGAGATACCCGTCGTCCATGTACCGGCCGTAGCCCCGGATGTGCAGTTGTTCCTTGATGAAATGGTCAAGGCCGTTTCCCAGCATCAGCGCGTCGATCTGGCTCACCTGACTGCCCAGGCCGAATCCTCGCTCGCCGAAGTCCGCCATGAAGCTCTCTGCCCGCTCCCGGACGCGCTCGTCGTAGAGCCTGCGCCGGTTCTCCAGATGAATCGGTTCCTGCGGTGCGGAGTTGAAATAGTCCGTGAAGTCGAACACCAGGATGCCGCCCTGCATCCCATGCTTCCGGTAATGCCGCTGCAGGTGCCGGTTCATTCTGTCCATGGCAAAGTCGATGCCCTTGCCCTTCAGACTCGCCGCGTTGTCGTATATGAAGGCCGATGAGAACAGCGGCACCAGCGCATTGTCACATAAGCACCGCTGCACCACGCGCTCTGAGATGTGGACGCTCCGGATGTGCCGCAGCTTTCCGCGCTCCATGATGTCAAATTCGTGGAAGCCCATTGTCTTCCACGTTCCGTCCATCAGCGCCTTCCGCGTCCTGGCCGTGTTCTCAGACAAACTCGCCAGATACCGCTGCGTCGAGCACTTCCAGCGCACGCCCTTGCAGCACGCCAGCCCCGCTTTGTATAGGTTCTCATAACTGAATACCTGCTCAAAGCTGCCGCACGCTTCGCTCCTGGCCCGGCGCTTTGCTTCCCGCCTGGCGCAGCGTCTTTGATACCGGCCCTCTTTTCGCTCTTCGCTTGTCATGTATGGTTCTTCTCCTTGCCCGTTCGGGCACCCGCCGTAAGGGATGATTGTCGGGTGCGCGTTCTACCCTCGTGGCAGTCCGGCTATGAAACAGGCCCGCGCACATCGGCCTGCCATGCAAGCAGCGTCCAGCCGTCTGCACCGGCGGATTGTTTTGGCTTTTGCCGGGAATAAGCTCTCCTTCTGCATAGGTACTGCTTCGCCGCCTTCCGGCGGTTACTGCGTCAGACCGTGCTGTGCAGAATCCGAAGGCCACGCCATTGGCATTGCTGGCGTTGTTATTGTTCGCGTTGCCGCTGCTGTTGACTAGGCAGAAATTCGTGGAGTTGCTGGCATTCGGCGAGCGCTCCCACCAGTTGGCTGCAGAGCCGACGGCAACAAAAACAGAGCTTAACCCATGTTGTCTATTCTTCCGAAGCTCCGGCAGGCCCGTCCGGCAAATCCTTGTACCGCTGCCGGTCTTTCTTCCGGACAGCTGCCAGCAGCTTCGCTTCCTCCGCGATCATCGCACCCCACTGCTCCATGGCTTTCCCAATCCATTTGCACCCTTCCGGGTTCTGCCGGGCCGCCTCGTACAGCAGCTGCAGCTTCGGGTCGAGATTCTGCAGCGCAATGTTTGCCCGCGTCAGCTCGTCCCGGCGCATCTGCGCCTCGTGCTGATTCGTGGGCCAGATGTTGTTGGCCGCTGCCGCGTGCTCGTGCACGTCGCTCGCCAGCTGCATAATGCGCGACGTGAGGAAGAACGTGTACCGCTTCGGTGCCTTCATGCAGCAGCTGAGCGTGAACGCTTCCAGTTTCTTCGCCGTGTCCACGAACTGCATACTGCTTTCGCTCCGTTTGGATTTGTAGACCGACATACCGTCTCGTCCTTTCTTGCCGCCTCCTGCCCGCAGCGCACAGGCTGCTGGCTGGAGGCAGGGCTTTCTTCGTTTTGAAATCTCGGCTTTCCGGATTCTGGATTAAAAGCAGAAGCCGAAGGCCACGCCATAGGCATAGCTGGCGCTGTAATAGTTCGCGTAGCCGCTGCTGTCGACTAGGCAGAAGCTCGCGGAGAAGCTGGCATACGGCGAGCGCTCCCACCAGTAGGCTGCAGAGCCGTTCTGCTTCTTGACTTTGCTGTTGCCCGCCTTGTAGTAGTCATACTGCGTGCCTTCGCCTGCCGCCGAGTAGCTGGTCGAGCCGAAGATTTCAACCTCGCTGAGCAAAAACAGCTTGTCCGATACTGTCTCGATCGTCGAGCTTGCACCGCCCACGGATGCCTTCTTGCTCACCTCGCGGATGCCGTTCTGTACCTCCGTCGGCATGAGTGCCAGAATCGCAGGCAGATGCGTCGTGCGCATCGCGCTGTTCTTCCATCCGCCGCTGTTCGTGTTCGAGCTGTTCATGGCCTTCGTGTCGGCGTAGCAGTCGTGAAGCTGGAAGGTCAGCGGTGCCTTCCCGCCGGATGCGTAGGTGTCGTGGTTCTTGCCGATGATGTCCACCTGATAGCTCGCACCGTTGATGGTCATCGTCTTGCTGTTGCCCACCACCCATGTGCTCGGCACGCTGCCCGAATGACACGCCGCGATGATGGAAGCCCAGTCGTTGTCCGCGAAATTGTCCTTCAGGAAGCTCACCGTCACCGCGCAGGTCTTGCTCGCTGGCGCAGTATAGTTTGTTCCTGCCGCCACACTGATGGTGATCTTTGCGCTGCCGTTTGCCTTGCCCGTCACCGTCACCGTGTTGCCGCTCACGCTCACCGTTGCCGCCCCGGTGTTGTTGCTGCTGGCGCTGATTGCGCCGTCGCCGCTGCGCGTCACCGTGATGGTCTTGCTCTTCGTCGTGGTGTCCAGTGTCATGCTGGTGGGGGAGATGGAGAGGCTGCCCGCCGCCTTGGCGATACTCCAGCTCACGCTCTTCGCCGTCGTCGTGCCGTCCGCCCAGCGGTAGTTGCTCTTCGGCGTGAAGGTTGCCGTGTAGCTTCCCGCGTTCGTGCCGGAGGTTGTTCCGCCGATGGTCAGCTGCGTCGTGCTGTAGCCCGTCCATGTAGGGGACTGGCTGCTTCCCGTGTAGGTCAGCGTCCCGCTCTGGCTCGGCACCGCAGAGATCGTCTTCCGGTTCACCGTCACGCTCGTCTTCGCCGTCTTCGTCACGCCGTTTTCCGTGTAGCTCACCGTGATCGTCTGCGTACCGACCGTGCTAAGCAGCGTCGGGCTGCAGCTGTAGCCGGTCACGTTGGCCGTGGCGCCGTCGGAGTAGGTGGCCTTTACCACCATGCCTGCGCTCTGGAAGCTGTCGCCGTACTCATAGACCTTCTTCGTCGGCTGCGCCGTGATCTCGATCTTCGTCAGCCGGTGCACCACCGTAATGGCCTGCTCCGCCGTCTTCGTCACGCCGCCTTCCGTGTACTCGATGGTGACGCTCGTCGTGCCGTCCGTCAGTGCCGTGTCCGGGCTGAAGCTGTATCCCGTCGCCTTGAGCGTAGCGCCGTTGGAATATGTCGCCGTGACGACCATGCCTGCCGGATTGAAGGTCTCTCCGGAGACATAGGTCGTTTTTGCTGGCGGCGTTGTAATGGCGATCGACACCAGCTTCACCCCGCCGCCTCCGCCGCCTACCATGTTGAAGACTAATCCGTTCATGCTCCCACCTCAATTCTTGTGATGTTCACCGTCAATGCTGCCGTCGGCGTCTGGCTGCAGTGGAAGGTCATCTTTCCTGCCTGCGTCACATTGTCTGCGTAGATGATCGCCTCGCTGTACGCGCCGAAGCTGGCCGGTGCGGGCGCCACCACATACGCATACGCGCCCGTCAGGAAGTTCGCGTTGCTCACCGTCTGCGCTTTGCTGCTCCAGTTGGCAGCCGCCAGCGTCACCGTGAAGGAAGCCGCCTTCCCGCTCTTTGCGTTCCAGGCCGTCCGCTCCGCTGCCGTGACGTGCTTCGTGGTATCAGCCTCGTGGTCGTCCAGGTTGCCCTGCACAGTTGCCGCAGCGCCTGCCGTTTCTTTCCCTGCAAGTTCGGTTCGGATGTCGCTGTGCGCCGCGCTGGAGCTGTTGTGCGCCGACACCGCGCTTGCCGCTTCCGACTTGCCGGTGCCCGCCGGGTCTGCGCCCGCCTGCGCCGCCGTTACCTGGTGCGGGTTGTCCGTGTTCCCGGTATGTGCGCCCAGGCTTGTAGCGTTGGCCTTCTTGTCAAGCTCTGCCTTCACGCCGCCGCTGGTCACAGGGTTCGTGCTGTTCGCTGTCGGGGCTGCGTCGAAGGTCAGTTTGTCCTGCTTGCCGTTCCACTTGGTGCGCTCCGCTGCTGTGACGTGCTTCGTGGTATCGGCCTCGTGGTCGTCGAGGTTGCCCTGTACGGCGCCCGCCTTGGTCTCGGCGGTTCCCGCTGCGTCTGCGCCTACCATCTCCGGGGTATAGTCGCCTGCCTTCGGAACAACTGCGCCGCCTCGTCCGTTGAAGCTCGTCACGCCGCCGCCCGCGATGGCCTGCGCACTGTCGCACCAATACTTCGCGTTGTTGGTGTTCTCGCCCTCGCGCGTTCCTGTTCCGCCCACAGCCCAGCTCTCAGCTGCTTTTGCGTTTGCCTCCACGCCCTGTGCGCTGCTCTGTGCAAGCTCCGCGCTTTCCTGCGCGTCCGTGGCCGCCGCCTGGGCGTCCGTCTTCGCAGTCTCTGCCGCAGCCTTGGCTGCCTGCGCCGCCTGCTTGTCCTGGCCTGCGCTTGCAGCGGATGCAGCTGCCGCCGTCTTGCTGCCGACTGCCTCATCTCTGGCCGCTTCCGCAGCCGTCTGTGCGTTTGCCGCATCTCCAGCCGCTTTTGTCGCTGCCGCGCTGTCTGCCGCGACGGATGCCTCGCTTTTCTTGGCGTTCGTCTCCGCCGTCTTTGCTGCCGCCTCAGACTCTGCCGCATTGCTGGCCGCCGACTCTGCGCCTGCCTTCGCCGTGCGGGCGTCCGTGGCCGACTGCGCCGCCTGCGTGGCGTTCGTTGTCGTGGCCTTCTGCGCGTTCTCCGCCTTTGTGGCGGCCTCCTGCGCCGTGTCGGCTGCCCCGGAAGCTGTCTGCTCGGAAGCAGCTGCCGCTGCCGCCTTCGTGCTGGCGGTTGCTGCTGCCGTCTGCGCAGTGCTTGCGTCGGTCTGAGCGCTCGATGCTGCCGACTGCGCGGCTGTCTTCGCCGCTTCTGCCGCTGTCTTGGCCGCCTGCGCCTGTGAGATCGTCGCAGAAACCAGGTCTCCCTGCAAATCTGCAAGCGTCAGAATCTCACGCCACGCGCTGTCGTCTTCGTTTTCATACTTCCACTGCAGCTGCCCGTCGGTCTCGCTGTACCGGATGACGACCGGCTCGCCGCCGTCGCCCTTCAGGCTGGCCAGCCACTCTTCTTCAGTTCCGATGAAGCCGTGCTTCACGGCGATGCCATAAGCCGTGATGTAATACCCGCGCCACTCGGTTCCGATCTTCGTGTAGCTCATACATACACCTCCATGTGGGTGTCCGCCGGATGGTAGTTGAGCGCGAACCAGCGCATGAACTCGCTGAAAAAGCTGTTGAATACCTGCATCGTGTTCTGGTACTTGTTGTACTCGCCGTTTGCAAAGTCGATCATGGCCGTCAAATAGGCCCAGTAGATTTTGTCGTGCGGCGGCTGCGCCAGCAGCTCCTTGTCCTTATCTGCGTCATAGTGGTAGGTGATGATCTCTTCGCTTGCGAAGAGCAGAACCTCCGTCTGCACCAGCCCCTCGCACTCGTTGAGCCACTGCGTCTTTGCCTCGTTGGAGAAGGCGTTCGGCTTGATCTCGTCTACCATGTCGATGACGCTCTTCAAGGTTGCCATGCCCGGCACCTCCTTCCTCGAAAAATGCAAAGCCGGGGCGACGGCAAGCGCCGCCGTCCCGGTTCTGTGTGTCAGGTTGTCGCGCTCAGCTTTGTGGCCAGCGCGTTATATTTCGCCTTCAGCTCGTTTGCCAGCGTGACGACGGCGTCAAACTCCGCCTTCGTCGGTGCCGAGCCTGCGGCGGCGGCCGCATCTGCGGCCGTTACCTTGGACGTGGACGCCTTCATGCTGCCGAGCTTCAGTTCATCGGTCACTTCCAGGTTTGTGAACCTTGTGTACTTTCCCATCCTGAAGCCCTCCTGTCAGCCGCCGACAAGCTGCGTGCCGCCGGTCACGCCGCCGACACAGAACGCCCGCCAGTCGTTGAAGCCCGCGATGAAACGCGCATAGCCCTTCCAGACGTTGGCGTCGTTGCCTGCCAGCTCGCTGCGAACCTCCAGCGCCACACGGTCGAGCCACACGGCACCGCCGTATTCCTCGTTGTACTTGCTGTCCAGCAGCACCCACGGCTTCGTGCCTGCGGTGATAAACTGGTTGAGGTACGGCCAGACGATGACGTTCCAGCGGCCAAAGTTGAAGTTGAAGCCGTTGTTGGCGGTGTTCGGGTCTTTGTCTGCGCCGATCGCGGCGAAGACATCCCGCTTGAGCGTGTACTCGTTCGGGATGAGGATGGTCGTCGGCGCCACGTCCAGGACTTCCTCGTTGTCGCCCCGGAAGTCCTGCATGGCAGACTCCGCTGCAGCCAGCGCGTCGTTGGAGAAACCGTCGGCAAAGAGGTTTGACTGCTTCTTCTTGCCCAGTGCAGACGGATGCTCCTTGGCAAACAGGCACTTGCCGTCCGCGCCCAGCGTAGAGAAGGTCTTGCCGTAGAACTTCGTGCTCGTTGCGCCGGTGATGGCCGCGCCGAGCAGCGCCGCGCCGAACTTCTCGCGCGTGCGGTAATACGACGTGATGAAGCCCGCAGGCTGCTTCTTGAGGTCCATCAGCTTGCCGTCTTCCACGATCTCGCGCGACAGCGAGAAGCTGTTCTTCCAGGTCATGTGCTCCAGGAACTTGCTGAAGCCTTCCTGCATACCATCCACGGGATAGTCGCCGTTCTCGCCGACCGGCTGGAAGCCCTCCATCGCTGTCATGGTCGTGAACTTCTCACCCCAGTGGTTGCTGGGGGAGATGTTGAACAGCTCCGGCAGCATACTGGCCTGCTCGAAGGCCTCGCCGCGCTTCTCCAGGAACATCTTGATCGGTTCCTGGCTCTTGCCGAAAATGCTGTCCTGAAGGCCGGAGCCTTCGGTAAAGGTAATGTTAGCCATTGCTTATGTCTCCTTTCCTGGTATCAGAAGCGGACGCGGCACATATCGCCCGCCGCCGTGCCGTCCATATAGACGACCTCGGCCACGCCGCTCGCGGTCGTGCCCGTGACCTGCAGACCGTCGGTGTGCAGCGTGACCTTGCTGCCCAGCTTTACGCTGGTAGCTGCCGCCGCAAACGTGGTCTCGAAGATCATGTCCTTGTTTACCCGAATCACGGGGATGATGTCGCCCGCCGTGCACGGGCTGTCCTTCTCGCACATGGAGATGTACGTCGGCGCGTTCGCGCCGGTTGCCAGTGCGAGATTCCCGCTCGTCTGGACGAGCGCCATGCCGACCTTCGGCGTAATGGCGCCGCACGGCAGATACTCGATGCCCGAAATACGGTTGTCATCGATGCTGTGAATTTTGAAACTCATTGGAAATGCTCCTTTCTCAGCCCTTGTGTGTCCGGCTGTAGTGTGCCTGAATCTCCGCGTCGGTGACGCCGGGGTTCATGGTGCGGTACAGCTCCTTCACGTCCGAAGGAACCGTCACGGCGCCCTTGCCCCGCGTCTGTGTCTGCGCCAGATGCTGCTTCGACTGTGCGGCATTGATGGCCGCCTGCCGCGCCCTGGCCGCTGCGCCCTGTGAAAGCGTCTCGAAGTTCGCCAGCTTAAAAGCGTCGAGCAGACTGTTGCCCTTCTTCACCAGTTCATAGAACTGCGGATAGCTCGGCATCTTCGCCAGGTCTTGCAGCTCGCGGATGTTCGGGTCAAGCTCGCTGATCTTCTTCAGCTGCTCATCCACCTGCACCTTGGCCTGCGTCTCCTGGGCTTCCTGCCTGGCCTTCTCCGCTGCCAGCTTCGCCTCCCGCGCTTCGCGCACCTCCGGCAGATTCTGCACAAATTGGTTGAACTCTTCGTCGCTCATCCCGCTCTTACGGAGCAGATGAGACTTCTTCTCTTCCTCGAAGCGCTCCCGGTACTCTTCGTACTCCGCCTTCGAGGTGATGGGCTTCTTGGTGTACGGGTTCGTCATGCCGCTGCTTGCAAACGCCTCGTCGATAAACCGCTGCGCTTCTGCTCTGGCGTCTTCTCTGGCCTTTGCAATCGCAGCATCCCGCTCTGCTTCCGCCTTCCGGCGTGCCGCTGCAAACTGTGCGTTGCGGGCATTTGCATCCTGCACACCTTCGCTGCCCGTTTCTGTATTGCCTTCCGGCTGCTCGTCGCCTGCATCTTCTTCAGACGCCTGGTCGTCTGCGCCGGTTGTCTGCTGTGTATTGTCCTGGTCTTCTTCGGCAGGGTCGGCGGCCTCCTGCACTTCTTCGCCTTGCGCCTGTTCTTCCTGCGACTGTGCAGGTTCGGCGGCTTCCTGCTCTTTTCCGCCTTCGTCGATGCCAAACAGTGCGCCGTAGTCGATCTCGTTCATGTTTCCCTCCGGTGCCCATGGTCTGTGGGCCTTGCATTTTTACGCTTTTGCTGCGAAGTTGTCGGGGCTGGCGGTGAGCGGCATCACTTGCCGCTCTTGCCGCTGCCGGAACTGCCGGTGCGAAGATCGTTGCCGGTCTTCACCTGGCCGTTGCCCTTCTTCACGTTCTGCGAGAAAGGCGCGTTGACCTTCTGTGCGCCGGTGTTCTGGATGCTGCCAGCGTAGCCGGGTCTCTTGTTGTCTGCCATGTGTTCGTCCTCCTTTCTTTTTGGATGCTCCTGCGTCACGGCCAGCTGCGCGGGTGCCCCAATCCCGCGCAGCCTGCCGCTTTAGGAGGCCGGGCGATACCCGGATAAAAGAAACGATCAAAAGAATCAAACAGGGGCTGTCCCCTGGGGCTGCTGTCTCGCTGCGGCAGAGTCCCGTGCTGCGTCCTGTCTGGCCCGCTGCACGACGGCCTGTGCCGTCTGCTCGTCGATACCGGCTGGCTGCTGCACCTGCTGGGCCTGCACGGCTGCCTGCTGCTGGGCCATCTGAATCTGCATGGCCATCTGCTGCTGTGCCTGCTGTTTCTTCAGTTCTTCTTCAAGATACCCGCGCGTCTCGCTGGCGCCCGGATAGTGCAGCATCTCCATCTTCGTCCAGAACAGGATGAGTGTCGGCAGCTGCGCCGGGTCTCCGAAGGCGCCGGTCTGCAGGTTCATGCGTGTTTCCTGCCACATGGCCTCGCGGTTCGACGCCAGCGGCGCGGACGTGTCGCATGAGAAAAGGAACTGATCGTTCCAGCACCATTCCCCGGCGTCGTCCTGCTCCAGAAAATCGTATCGGTTGAAGGTCTCATACTGCGCGTTTCCGTGGATGTCCGACGACACGACCGGCCGTGGCTCGTCTGTGTACGCCAGCTTGAACTTGAACATCGCTTCGAAGAGCGCAGCGTATGCTGCGTCCTTCATCACGCGCTTGGATTCCAGGCGCCCGGCCGACTGCGCCGCCGCGAACTCCTTGGCCTTGCCGCTCGTGGCAGTGTGGTCTGTGCGGCCCTGGAAGGAATCCGTAATGCCGATGACCTGCCGCGCCTCTTCGTAGACCTGTGCCAGATAGGTGAGGTCTTGCTGCACGTTGCCCTGCAGATCGTAGACGTCGATGAGCGCCTTCGTTGCGGCGTTGCCCGGCCGGATGACCTTCATGTCGTCCGCGTCCACGCGGATGCTGGCCTCGTCCGGCAGCGTGATATAGCTTCCGGATTTGAGCAGCTTGTCGATGATCTTGGCCTCGACGCGGTTGGTGGTGTTCTGCTGGTCTGCAATCTTGTCGATGTCGCTGTCGCCCAGGAACCGGCCGTACATGCTCACGTTCTTCTGCAGAATGACGGGGAAGATGTCCGGCTTGTAGAACGGGATGCGTGTCGGCTCTTCCGCGATCGTGACGACCGGCAAGCCCAGCTCGTCTGTCTGTGTCTCGCTGGCCATTTCTTTCGGAACGACGCCCGGAATGATGCTCCCGTCTGTGCGCTGAATTGGGAAGTAGACTTCCTCGTATTCCTCGGTGGATTCTGCCCACTTTGTCCCGCCGCAGTACGGGCAGGCCTTGCGCCCGCCGCGCTGTACCGCCGGTCTGGTCTCCAGCTCCAGCTCGTTCGCCGCTTCCTGAATGGCCGCTTCCGGTGTCTGCGGCTGCAAAATCGGCTGCGGCGGCGTCCCGTCTGTGCTCGGTTCATCCATCGGTTCTGCTGCCAGCGGCTCAATGGCGCCGCACTGGACGCACCGGCGGAGCTTCCGCGCCTGGTAGTCGTCCAGGTCTTCCAGCTCCGTATCGTTCACCCAGCTGTAAAGGCCGATGCCGCCCTTGTCGTTGCGGTAATAGGCGATGTACTGCGTGACCAGATCATCCGCCGTGGACGTGTCGCCCGTGCCCTTGACGTCCGGCTCGCGCTCCGACTCGTCTGCCACACTCACGCCGTATTTCCGGCGGATGTACTCCTTCGTCTGCGGAATTTTGAGGATGATATAGTCCATGTCCTCCACGCCTGTGTAGACACCGTCCTGCGGCACGATCTGCTTCGGGTGCAGCGTGGACACGGCCAGCTCTCCGATCGTGAAGTGCGTCCGCTGCGTGTTGTCCCACTCGACCAAAAACGCAGCGCCGCCCTGGATGGGCACCGTGCGTTCCATCATGTCGTTCAGCTGTTCAAACGGCATCCTGTCCAGCTCGTTGCGGAGCATATCTTCGATGAGCTTGGCCTTCATCTCGTCCTTCTTCCGCCGGGCCGTGACCTTCGGCTGCGGGATGTTGCTGTCCGTCTGCGCTTCGATCAGCTCCGCGCAGATGTTCCGGACGTGCGGTGTCTGCGTTTTCCGCTCGCCCCGGACGATGGCCCGCAGCTGATTGACGCCTGCATACAGTGCCTCCCGCTCGTCCATCCGGCTTGCCTCGGATTCATAAGCGCTCTCGTTTCGAGAGAGCCTGTCCTGCCAGAGCCGGAGCTTGTCGTTGTTCGCTCGTTTCGCCATGATCTTCTCTCCTATGTCGTCGGCTGCCTGTCAGGTAGCCGGGGTTCCCCATTTCTTCTTCAGCATCTCCCGCTCCGCAGGTGATGCGTTTTCGTAGTCCTCCCACTGGCTGCGCGACCACTTCACGCCCTGCGCCCTCGGCTCCTGCAGCAGATAGCTTTGCTGCGGCCGGATGTGGTGCGCAATGGCCAGCGACAGCACGCAGTCATCGTGTGCGCCCGGCTCCGCTTCCGGCTTCAGGGTCTCCTGGTTTCGCACGAACGACAGCATCTCTTCCAGCGTCGTCTCGTCGTTCACGATCTCGATGTCGTCCCGCACAGCCTTGATGAGTTCAGCGAGGATGACCGGCCGCGTCTTCGTGTTCGTAAGAAATCCGAACGACTGCCGGACTTTGTGCGTGTAGTCGTCGATGGTCTCCCGCACATACTGGCGCGGATACCGCAGCCGCTCCAGTTCCATGACGGGGTAGGTGGAAAAGTTCGTCTCCAGGCCGATGAGCGCCGTGTTGTAGTGCAGGCCCAGGCAGTAGACCTGCCGGGCAAAGACGTCCTCGTCGAATTTTCCGCGAAGCTGCGCCACCTGCACGCCGGTTCTGTTATCCAGTACCTGCGCCACGAAGCTGTCGCTGCCCTCTCCGGCGGTGTCTCCGCCGATGACATACGGCACGCCTGGCTCCGGTTCGCGGTAGATGCGGATGCAGCCGAACTTATCATCTGCCCAGTTGATCGAAGACAGCTTCACGCCGTCGTCGTCAAATTCAAAAATGCCCGTGCGCTTCGGCGGCCGGATGGCCTGCAGCCTTGCCGCCACAGCCTTGCCGTCGAAGACCGTCTTGCCGGTCACGCCCCACATTCCCAGGCAGTAGACCTGGTAGTAATACTCGTCCGTCTCCTGAAAGCTCTCCAATGTCCGGATGGCCGCGTCGTCCAGAAAGCGGTTATCCTTGTAGGTGGACTCATGCACCCGTGCCCGTGGGTCTTTCCGGTCGAAGAACCGTTTCTTCAGCCAGTGCTTGATGCTGATCGGGTTGAAGGTGAGGATGATCTGCTGATACTCCCGCGTCCGGCCGCGCAGTCGGATGTCCAGCTGGTTGAAATCTCCCTCCAGCAGTTCGCTCGCTTCTTCAATCCAGATGCCCGTGATGTTGTAGATCGACTTCAGCTTCTCGACGTCGTCCAGACCTGCGAAGATGATCTCGCTTCCGTTGCGGAACGAAATAGCAAGGTCTGATTTGTTGGCTTTGTATCCGCTGTCCGGATAGAAGTCCATCAGCTGTCCGAGCAGCTGCTTGAAGCAGCTCTCCCGCAGCGTCCTGGCGACCTTCCGGCAAACCAGAAACCGGTGCCCCGGCTCTGTGATGGCCCGCTCCAGAATCTTCCGTCCTGCGAAGATCGACTTTCCGGAACCGCCGCCGCCCTTCAGAACCAGGTATCTGTGCTCGTCCCAGAACAGCGGCAGGAACGTGCGGTTGTTCGTCTCCCGGAGATTCCGGAACCACAGCGCACATTCGACCTTCAGGTCAAGTTCCTTCTGCGTCTGCTTCTTCGCCATCGTCTTCTCGCTCCGTCTCCAGCAGCGCGTCGCGTTCCTCGGCCAGCAGTGCCAGCTTGTCTGCAATGCGCAGCTCACCGGCGCCCATCGAGCTGCGCGTCTTTTCGCCCAGCTCAACTTCCTGCTTCTGCCGCCAGCCGTAGTTGTTCTGCAGATTGAAGATGATGCCCTGCAGTCCCTTCTCCCGTGTCAAAAGCTCCTGCTCCAGATACGCTTCAATCCGCGCTCTGGCTTCGGCTGCCACGTCTGCCAGCTCCGGATGCAGCGTCGGGTCTGCGTAGTTCTGCCAGGTGCTGCGGTCAATGCCCAGCTGCAGGCACAGCCCGGCGATCGACGGCGGCACAACGTACTGCAAAATCTGAATCTCATCGCCGTCGTCGTTCCGGATGATGCCGCCCGTGTCGTCTCTGGCCAGAATCGTGCGCGAAATGCTGCGGAAATACCGTTCCGTTTCCTCCCGCAGCTTCTTTTTGGTGTATTTTTTGGGCCTTCCTGCCGCCATCTGCGCCACCTCCCGTCCCGGCGCTCTAAGGTTCCCGCGCGTGCGCACCCGTATGCGTGCGCTTGTCGTGGGGAAAAATTCAAATATACTCTCCGCACCGCTCAAATCCCGCCTAATGCGCGGCGCCCTCCCGCAGGGTCTTGCTGCAATATCGAGTGCACGCCCCGTCACGATGCCATGATACTGGAAAAGTCGCGTCACGAAGTGTCAACTTTTTCGGCACCTTGCACAAAAAAGCAGGGCTGCACGCCTGCAGTCCCGCTTTTCGTTGCCCGAATTATAGCTTTTTGGGGAAATCCTCGTAGTACCTTCGCACCATTCGGTGCAGCGTGGACTTGCTCAGGCAGTGCTTCATGCACACCGCCGTCGCCGTCGCGTCTGTTGTCACGAACTCAAACAGCGCCTGGTAGCTCTCCCCGCCATGTTCCAGGCACAGGTTGAGGATAACCCGCTGGTCTTCTTCCGGCAGGTCTTTGTAAAGGCGTGAGGTGAAATAGATATACCCCTGCCGGTTGTAGTCTACCTTCACGCCAGATTTGAAACGGAACATTCCCTCACGCCCTTTCTCTTACGCCGTCGTCTGTCTCATGCGCCTGCGAAGCTCTCGCGGATGACGCCGCCGCGCACCCGGAAGCTGACGACGTGGTATCTCCTCAGTGGGTGGATGTACGTCACCGTCCCCGTGAATGGCTTGCGCTCCTTCTTCGGCTGCTTTCTGTCTTTTGCTTGGACGATCTCCGTCTCCCCGAATGTCTCCGGGATTCTCTGTACGATGTCTCCGATCTTCATGTTCATATCTCCTTGATCTCGATTCCGTATCTGTCCTGCATCATCTTCCGCTTGATGATATACTTCTGTGTCCGCGTCGCCCGGCTCTTCACGTCCTCGACGATCTTCTCCCAGCCGGTCTGCGTCTTCCGCTCATAGCAGAAGTCCGCGCAGTACCGGATGGCGCGGATGCGTCTTCCGTCCGGCGTGGTGTATGCTTCCTGCAGCGTGAAGTCCTGCTGCAGCCGCAGCTCGCGGATGAGTCCTGCCTGCAGCATGGCTTGCAGTTCCCGAAACCTTCCGGCCTCCTTCTTGCTGTCAAAGCGGATGCCCTCTGCCATCTCCGGCTCGTTCCGGTACTTCCTGGCCTTCTGTATCTGCGCTGTTTTGAGCTGAGCGAGTGCCTGCTGCTGCGCACGCAGCGGCAGGTCTTCCAGCCGTATGCCTATCGTCCCCACCTCCGTCTCATCTCGAAGTGAATATAAACGCCCTTGTTGACGGCGTTGCGGACATAGCTGATGGATGTCAGCTGGTATTCCGGATACCGCTGCTCCAGCTGCACCCATGCGTTCTTTTCCTCGATGGCGTCTACCAGGCTTCCCACCTCGTCCATCGTGATCTTCCCGTCGTACTGGGCAGGCTCCGGCTGCACCAGGTTCCGGCTCTGGTTCCAGTGGCGGAAGAACAGTTTGTCCTTCGCGATATAGTGCGCAAGGCCCGTTACGCCATCCGGCCCGAACTGCAGACGGATGCTGTTTGCATAGCCGCGTCCCCACAGCTTCTCGATCTCATCGCGGTCGAGTCCGCCGCTGATGATGAGATGGTGGTGGATGCGGTTTGTCTTCTTTCCGTATTCCGTGCAGCTGATATACTTGAACTCCTTGCCGAGCTTTGTATATCTCCGCTTCAGACGGCGGATGTAATTCTGCAGATCGCGCTGAGCACCCTCTTTCGTCTCCGGTTCTTCTCCCGGCCGGTAGGTGAGATGCAGTGCGATGTCGTCTTCCGTGAAGTTCGTATGTACCAGGCGCGTGAGTCTCTTCTCTGCGTTCTTCTGGTTAAGTCTTCTCTGAATCTCGCTCGTCGGCTTGCAGCGGCTGCGTCTGCGGCCTGGTTTCTGAAACACCGGATATATGTCCGCGTCCATGTAATTGCCGCAGACATATACGCTTTCGCGGATGAAGGTGCGCCCCTGATACATGGCCCTGTGCCCTCCTTCGGAGAATGGTTGCTAAGTTAAGATTGCTTACAAGCCTTAATTCGCGCGTACGCGCGAATATATAATGTATATGGCCAGCCTGCCATCGTCAGTGCCGGGAGGCTGTCCCCGGCAGACAGGACGCGGCTGCGCCCTGTTTCGGCTAATGCTCTTTCTGAATGAAATATCCCCGGCACCAGGCTGGCGGCGTTCCGTCTGCGCAGCCGTCCATACCCGTCGGAAATAGCTGGGTAATTCTTCCATAGCAGTTACTTGGCTGCAGCATCCGGATTCCGTCCGGCCTCGGAGGTGTTTGCTCCGCTGTGCCTGCGCGGTATCCGCAGCGAAGCGCCGTCATGCCGCCCGGCTGCTCTTCGCGGAAGGCCCGTTCGCAGCTGCTGCACCCCTGCTTCCTCGTCACGCTGGCCCCAGCTTTTCTGTCTCGCACGCTCTGGCAATGAGCGTCCATCGCTGTTTCCATGTCATGGCCGCTGCAATAATGGCCCGCAGCCGGTCGATGCCCTCGACTTCGACCGTTCCATGCGCTTTGTGTGTCACGCGCCAGCGAAAGTTCTGCGTCTGTTTCTGCATCGTGCGCTCCTTTCTGAGCCGATCTGCACGCACACAGGCGTGCAGATCATAGGTAGATTCCGGATTAAAGGCAGAAGCCGAAGGCCACGCCACAGGCACTGCTGGCGCCGCTACCGTCCGCGTTGCCGCTGCTGAAGACTAGGCAGAAACGCGCGGAGCCGCTGGCACGCGGCGAGCGGAGCCAGTACCACCATGTTCCTCTTCCCGGAACTTCCTTCACGCGGCTGCGTTCCGAGTCAAACAGTTCAAACTGTTCATCTCCCAGATCGCCGGGCGCCCACTCAGTCGCCGCGTCTGCGCCGAACATTTCCGTAAACGACGGCAGCCACAGCTTGTCCTGCGTCTGCACTTCTTCGCCGTTGATCTTCTGCCGGATGGTGCGCGGCACGATCATCGCCTGCAGCTCTTTCGGCAGTCGAGGCAATACATCTTCGTTCAGCCACTTGCGCATCGCGCTGTCCTTCCAGCCGCCTTTGTTCGTCGCGTGGTCGTTCATTGCGCGTATCTTCTCCATGCAGTCCTTCAGTACAACCATCACGCGGCCTTCCTTCGTGACGTGCACCACCTGCGCCGTCAGCTGCTCAAACACATCATTCTCATTGTCTGCGTCCGCCTCAAGGCAGATCGGGAACTCGCTGCCGACCTCCAGCATGATTTCCGCCAGGTTCATCTTCTCCTGCACGGTCTTCAGCTGCGCCCAGTCCGTCGTGATCGTCGTTCTTTTTGTGATGTCAAACATATCTTTTCCTCCTGAATCTGTCCGTCAGCCCATCATCTCTGCCAAATCGAGCAGCAGTCCGATGGTCTCGTCGTACTTTGCTTCCAGCCGCAGGGCGCAGTTCTCCATGCTCTCGTCTCCGAACGGGCAGGCGAAGTGTCTGGCCTCGTCGCAGACCTGCCGCCCACATTCGTTCGCCAGCTCTACGATCTCCCTGGCCCCCTTCAGACGTGTGCGCAGCTTCTGAAACTGTTCGATCTTTGCCGGGCTTAGAACCTGATGCTCATACAGCCCCAGCTGCTGCACGAGGTCTTCTTTCTTCTCCGCGCTCCAGTACCCGCTCTTGATGCCGCTGCAGCGCTCTGCCGTCATAGCCTTCATGCCGTCACTCCCACGCTGCGTCTGCCTTCTGCGGCACAACCTGCTTGTGGTGCGCCCCGCATTTTTCGCAGTAGTAATACCGCGTGCTGCCGTCTGTCCGCTCCAGAACCCATGCGTGATTGCACTGGCTCCGGTCCGGAACCTTCGGCAGCCGCTGCTCCAGACGTTCCAGTTTCCGCCTGCGCCACTCGTCCACATCGTCCCGGCAGTCGTGCAGCAGCATCATCTGCTCCAGCATGATCTGCACGTCCGCAATCTCTTCGGCGATGGCGTCTGCGTTGTCCTCTCCGCGCACGCTTTTGCAAAGCTCCTTCTGCAGCTCAGAAAGTTCCTCCGCTGCCACGACGCTCTGCATCTCTGCGCCCCAGGCTCGCAGTGCCCTGCTGCAAAGCGTGCGCATCTCATCCAGCGTTTCGTCGTCCAGGCCCGGTGCCGTGCCTTTGCGGTTCGCCTTGTTGAAAACGTCCCACTGCAGCCGGTATCCTTCCAACTCCCAGAGCTTGTTTGCGATATGCTCCAGGCAGATGCGCTCACCCATACGCTTGTCGTAGTTTGCCGGGTCAACGCACGCGCTGTCGGCCGTCAGAACGAACCCGTTCTTCAGCTTCGCCGTTACCACCGTGCATTTCCCGAACAGCGTCAGTGTCCGGATGTCCGCTTCGCCGAGAAGCGCGTCAATTCTCTCCTTGGTAATCTTAATGTCGCTCATAGCGTATCCCTCCTTCACATTCCCGGCGCCTCAATGATGCGGACGCCGTATTCCTCTGCGCAGGTGTGCTCGATCTTGCATCCGCGTGCGCCTTCCCAACCTGTTGCAAAATATGCAATATCTGCTGTTGCGAGCAGCTTCAGGCTTTCGCCCAGGAACCAGAGCGGCCGGTTGCACGCCGGGGCGTTTTCGAAGTAACTGTCGATGATCTCGACTTCGTCTCCGACGGCCTCTTTTGCCTGGCAGATCGCGACCTTCCGCTCCGCGATGATTTCCTCCTTGCTCTTGCCCTGCATGGGCTGCGATATGAATAGCTTCTTCATTCGTGTATCCTCCTTGTCTTCAAATTCTTTTAGGTGCTCGCGCAGTTCCGCGCACACCCACGCTGCCTGTCTGTTGTGATCCTCATACGTTCCCTCCTTCTTGTAATTATTCCGCCGCTTTGGCGGCTAGGTATCTGATCGCGTCGTCCATCGTGATTTGTTCTGCTGCATTTATCAGGGCCACTTCCGGGTCTCGCCACTCGACGCCGATATAATCCAGCACGCGACCCCAGCCGTACCAGTTCCCGCGATCGTCCTGCATGACATGGTTCATCCACATTTCCCATTCTTTCGGGTTCCGCTCCCAGAGCCGGTCGAACCGATGCGGACGTTTCTCCATGTGTATTCCAAAGCCGCACATACTGCACCCAGTTCTCTGCGCTTTCGTTGTCCGCAGCGTTCCGTCTGCGTCTCGCGCGATCTCGCCGTAAATTTCCGGAACCGGCACCTGCAAATCTAACGCGAGCTGCAGCAGGTCTTGTCTTGAAAAAATTGCGAATGGGCAGCTGCGCTTTGTACCTGCTGATATGTAGTTGCACCCGTGCATCATCAAAGCCTTCTGTCTGCGCCCACCTTCAGACGCCATCAGCCCCATGTATGGAAAGCACCCAGTTTC